GTTCGGCTGGTCTGACCACCAACGAATTCGCATTCCGTAATTACCAATCACGACTTCCTGAAGTGTATGTAGGGCACCCCAATCGTATCGAGAGGTACACGCAAATGGAGACCATGGATTGTGATCCCGAAATCAACTCCTGTCTTGATATTCTATCAGAATTCTCAACTCAACTCAACGAACACAATAAAACACCGTTTGATATCGAATTCAACGGCGAACCAACTCAAACCGAAGTCGAGTTAGTTAGTAAACAACTACAACAATGGTGTAAACTAAACGAGTTCGGCACAAGAATTTTCAAAATCTTCAGAAACACAATCAAGTACGGCGACCAAGTATTCGTCAGAGACCCAGAAACATTCAAACTTTCCTGGGTAGACATGACCAAAGTCGTAAAAGTCATCGTAAACGAAAGTGAAGGCAAAAAGCCAGAACAATACGTTCTCAGAGATGTAGATGTCAACCTACAAAACTTGACCATAGCGCCAAAAACAACAACAGACTTTGCTACAACAGGTTCCTTAGGAATTGGCGGCGCTGGTGGTAGTGGAGGTAGTGGTCAAGGGTACTCAGTACCGTCTGCGAATCAGGTGTCTGGTGGCAGGTTCACAATGGGAATCACTGAGAGCGCAATCGACGCCAAACACGTGGTTCATATTTCGCTAACAGAGGGCTTAGACCGATTCTGGCCCTTTGGACAGTCCATTCTTGAAAACATTTTCAAGATTTACAAACAAAAAGAACTCCTAGAAGACGCGGTTCTTATCTACAGAGTTCAACGAGCACCAGAGCGCCGAGTATTCAAAATTGATGTTGGCAACATGCCATCAAACCAGGCAATGGCATTCGTTAATCGTATCAAAGACGAGATTCATCAACGCCGTATTCCAAGTATTCACGGTGGCGGCTCAGTTGTTGACGCTACTTATAATCCATTGAGTATCAACGAAGATTACTTCTTTCCAGTCAATTCGGAAGGTAGGGGAAGTTCAGTTGAGATGTTACAAGGCGGCCAAAACTTAGGTGAGATTGACGACCTAAAATACTTCAACAACCGACTCGCTCGTGGTCTAAGAATTCCAAGTTCCTATCTGCCTACTGGGCCAGAAGATAGTCAAGTGCCCTTATCTGATGGCAGAGTTGGCACCGCTATGATTCAAGAGTACAGATTCAATCAGTATTGTGAACGCCTACAAGGTTATATCGCTCGTAAATTAAACACTGAATTCAAGTTGTTTATGAGATGGCGTGGTTTTAACATTGATAGTGGACTGTTCGACATCAAGTTCACACCACCGCAAAATTTCGCTTCGTATCGACAGGCAGAACTTGATACCGCCCGTGTGAACACATTCCAAACAATGTCTCAACTACCATTCATGAGTACCAGATTCTGTATGGACCGCTTCCTAGGCTTGAGCGAAGAAGAGATCAAGAAGAACCAGAAATTGTGGCATGAGGAAAGAAGTGAGCCTGACGCAGATGAAAACGCCGCCAAAGGCAGCGACCTTCGTAGTATTGGTATTAGTACCGGTGATATGGAAAGCGATCTGGAGATGGCAGGCGACATGGAAGACGGTGGAGATATGGACGGCATGGGTGATGAATCCATTGCGCCTGTTAGTCCGCCCGCTGGTGGCGGAGACATCGGTGGAGGTGCTGCTCCACCGCCGCCAATGTGATAAATAGAATATAACATAAAGAGGCACCCAAAATTTTACTATTAGAATTTTACAACCCCGCTCCACAGGGATATCAGGACGTTGAGAATGATAACTCATCTCCTGAATGGGGCGAATCTCGTAAAACAAAACTGACGCTGGGTATGATATCCAAAATCAGGAAAATGAACGAGGTGCAAGCGTTCGAAAGAGCAAAAGACCTTAAACTTATCAGGGCTCAATACAAGCCAGTCGCCGGCGGACCATCATTATAACCGATAAACGCTAAAAAAACGACTTTATTGAGTTGTTTTTTTCCGCGACAACTAAATAGAATATAGAACAGCCATTAACCACAAGGAGATAATAATGAGCGCAAAGAAATTTGAAAAAATGATTGAGTGCATCGTAAATGATGACGAGGCAAAAGCCAAAGCCCTTTTCCATGACATCATCGTTGAAAAGTCACGCCAAATCTACGAAAGTATGATGGCCGAAGACCAGTCGATGGGTCTAATAGACGAAATTGAAACTGAAGAAAACGGCATGGACGGCATGATGGAAGATGAAGATGAGTTCGAAACTGACGAAGAAATCGGCGGTGACTACGATGTTGAAGGCGGCGACGATGAAGAAGAATTCGACATGGACAGCGAAGAAGATGAGTTTGGCATGGACGACGGAGGCATGGAAGACGGTGAATTCGGTGACGACGAGTTGGAAGACCGTGTTGTTGACCTAGAAGACAAACTTGACCAACTAATGGCCGATTTCGAGGCTCAAATGGGCGACGACGGTGAAGAAGAAATTGACATGGACAGCGAAGAAGAGTTCGGTGACGAAGGCGGCGACGAAGAGTTTGACGACGAAGGCATGGACGACGAAGAAGACGGTCTAATGGAAAACGTAAAGTTGACCAAAGTTCGTGGTCTATATGATTCCAACATCGGCGGCGATGACGGCGTTCAAACAAAGAGCACAGTGGCGGCAAACAGCGGTAAGCGTGGTATGCAAGGCTCACCGGTGAACTATGATGCCGGCGCAGAAGAGTCCCAGGCCAACGGCCCTAAAAAGCCAAGTTCATATGTGACCAAAGGCCAAAAACAAGTTGAAGGCGCTGCAGCATTCAAGAATCTGCCAGGTAAAAACAACTTTACCGCTAAAGGTGAAGCCGCTCCAAAGCCTGTAAAAACTCAACAATCTGGTACAAACACTCGTAGCGCCGTGCCTGAAAGCAAGCGTACTACTAAGAAGCGTATCTAATAGGTCTTCTAATGTCATCTAGATACCTCAGAGAAAATCTAAATTTCAACGACGCGAATGTTGTCGTTGAAAGCGTACAAGGCGAAAGCGGTAAAAGTTTCTACATGAAGGGAATTTTCGTGCAGGGCGATATCCGCAACGCCAACGAACGGATTTATCCTGTTGCCGAGATTGAAAAGGCAGTGGCTCAACTGAACGAACAAATCAAGGGCGGCAACTCCGTTCTTGGCGAGGTCGACCATCCAGATGACCTCAAGATTAACCTCGACAGAGTGTCTCACATGATTGAGTCAATGTGGGTAGACGGACCAAACGGATTCGGAAAATTAAAAGTCCTGCCAACACCCATGGGCGATGTAATCTCCAAAATGTTGGGCGCTGGCGTCAAACTTGGCGTGAGTTCACGTGGCAGTGGCAACGTGGACGACATGTCTGGCAAGGTATCAGACTTTGAAATCGTCACGGTAGACATCGTGGCCCAACCATCGGCTCCGAACGCTTATCCTAAAGCTATCTACGAATCGATTCTAAATATGAAGAACGGACATCAAGTCCTGCGCCATCTAAAGGAAGACAGAAATCATCCACTCGTTCAAAAATACCTCCAGAACGAAGTCGTCCGCCTGATCAAAGACCTCAAGATCAAATGAACGCCATTCAATCTATCAAAATTGTAGATTCAGTAATTGTTACTGGGTCAAAAATACTCGGCGCATCGGAGTCAAACGAGCAACAACATAAAGGGGAATTTTAATGAAAGAAAAATTCATTAAGACGTTGCTTGAAAGCGGAATCGTAAATGATGAAACTGCTCAAGTGATTAACGAAGCCTGGGAAACCAAGCTTAACGAAGCCCGAGAAGAAATCCTTACCGAAATGCGTGCCGAATTTGCCAACAAATATGAACACGACAAAAACATTATGGTAGAGGCTTTGGACAAGATGGTAACAGAAGGACTATCTGCAGAGGTTGCAGAATTCCAAACTGAACGCCAAGCAATGAACGAAGACCGTGTGCGAGCACAACAGAAACTACGTGAAAACAGCGCAAAATTCAATGACTTCATGGTTACAAAACTAGCCGAAGAAATCCAGGAACTACGCGCTGACCGCAAAGTTCAACTCGAAAGTCGTGAGAAACTAGAACAGTTCGTAGTGAACGCTCTAGCTCGTGAAATCAAAGAGTTCGAAACAGACAAGCGGGCAGTAGTTGAAGCAAAGGTCAAACTTGTTGCTGAAGGCAAAGCGCAACTAGAAAAACTCAAAGCTAAGTTCATTAGCGAGAGCGCAAAGAAGTTGAGCCGCGCCGTATCTGGTCAACTAAAGGGTGAAATTACACAGTTGAAGGAAGACATCAAATTAAGCCGTGAAAGCGCATTTGGTCAACGCCTATTCGAAGCATTTGCCGCCGAGTTCAGTGCAACCCACTTGAACGAAAAGGCAGAAACACGCAAGTTGGTAAAACAACTAGCCGCTAAAGATCGTCAACTAGCCGAATCAAAGAAACAAGTAAGCCAAGCAAAAACCTTGGTTGAAAGTAAAGAACGTGAAGTTCGACTCATCAAAGAATCTAATCTACGTGAAAAGACCATGGCAGAATTGCTAGGTACCCTAAACGAAGAAAAAGCATCCACGATGAAGAACTTACTAGAAAGCGTGCAAACACCAAAGCTAAAAGCCGCTTTCGATAAATATCTACCAGCAGTGCTAAACACTCAAGCTAAACCTGCCACTAAAAAGGCAATGATTAGTGAGAGCGTAGCAGTGACAGGTGATAAATCTGCCGCGAAGACTGTAGTTGAAGATGAATTGAGTGATAACTTGATCGACTTCAAACGTCTGGCAGGGCTTTAAATCGACATACTATAGGAGATAAAAATGTCAAAAGTACTATTAGAGAGCCGTTGGGGTGAAAC